GCTACAAGTCCTACTTACAGCACAGGAACAACTACTTACGCTGCTGACAATGGTGACAGGTTCAGATGTAAGCTTTCGGCTATCGGTGCTGACGCTGATGCATTCACCTCAGCCGCATTGCTAACTGTCTACAGGACTCATAACATCACTACTCAACCAAATAACGCAACAGGTAATGAAGGAGGAACATCATCATATACTGTAGCGGGCAACACATCTAGTGGTTCACATACTTATCAGTGGAGTAAATCTGACAATGGCGTAGACTATAATATTATACCAGGTGCTACAAGTGCCACTTACACTACTCCTACTCTAGTATTTGCTGATGATAATGATGACAGATATAAGTGTACACTCAGTCTAGAAGGTGCTGAGAATGATCTAGTATCAGTCTTTGCTGTACAGACTGTTCTTAGAGTCATTTCTATATCACAGCAACCACAACCACAGACAGTTATTGAAGGACAGACAGCAACATTTAGTATCACTGCTGCTATTACCAGTGGATCATTAAACTATCAATGGCAGAGGTCACAAGATAATGGTAACAACTGGTCAACTATTGTAGGTGCTACAAGTTCTTCATACACTACACCAGCTCAACCATTCCCAACTGTTAATAATCTATATCGTTGTGTGTTATCTAACAGCAATGCTATATCATTAACATCTGATGCTGCTGCTATCACTGTAAATGAATCTGAGTTTGTAGAAGCAGCTGCTAGTATGACTGTCAACATAGACCCAACAACTAACTTGACATTCAATAGACAACCTGTATTTACAGCAGGAGATTTTGTATCACAATACGCAGGGTCAACACACTATGCTTCTTACTGGTTGATTAAGAGAGCAGCGGATAACGTGACTGTATATGATACCGCATCTATTACAGTTCCTGACTTATCAGGTGGTGATACAGGTAACTTAACTACATTCACAGTACCAGTGGGTATACTTGAATTTGATATAACATACGAAGTCAGTGTTAGATATAAAGATAACGCAGGACTTGTAAGTTCATACTCTGCTCCTGTACAATTTGCTACACCTGTAGTAGATCAACCAGAAGTACAAACTATCACACCCGCATTCAATCCTACAATTAACGTTCTAACACCTGAGTTCAAAGCAGGATACGGACACAACTCTACTGACTGGCAGTTCTCAGCAGCAGAAACTTTCGTTGATATTGAACATCAATCGTTAGGAAACTCTACTAACCTACAGTCATACACATTACCAGGTGACGTTACACTGTTACCTACAACTACATATTATGTAAGAGTGAGATTTAACGTCGATACAGTCTAATGGCAAAACCAAGCAGCAGAACTACTCTAGCAGAGTATGCTCTAAGAAAATTAGGAGCACCAGTCCTAGAAATAAATGTAGATGATGATCAGATAGATGATCTAATTGATGATGCTTTGCAGTTTTTCCAAGAGAGATCTACTGACGGTTATATTAGAACATTCCTAAAGTATAAGTTTGATCAAGCAACTATAGATTTGATGAAGTCTGATACTACTACCACAGTAACACAGGTAGGTGCTAGACAACCAGAGTTTCTTGAGCAGAATAATTTCATTACCATGCCTGAGCATGTCACCTCAGTCATTAAGATATTTGATTTCACATCTAAGAATACTACTAACTTGTTTGACGTAAGATACCAGTGGAGATTGAATGATCTCTGGGATCTAACTCAGACAGAGATTCTTACATATGAAATGGTAAACAGAAGACTAGAAGATATATACTGGTTACTAGAAGGACAGAAACAAATAAGATTCCAAGCAAGAGGAGACAGGTTATACATGGATCTCGACTTCAAGACTGATGTAAACGACGGAGACTTCATAGTCTTTGATGCTTACAGAGCATTAGATCCTGCTACATTTACTACACTCTACGATGACATCTTTGTCAAGAGGTATGTTACTCAACTCATCAAGAGACAGTGGGGACAAAACTTATCTAAGTTCCAAGGAGCACAGTTGCCAGGTGGTATCACTATGAATGGTGACCAGATATATCAACAGGCACAAGAAGAGTTAGTCAAGATAGAGGATGAGATGTTGACTAAGTATGAAATGCCCCCAATGGATATGATAGGATAATGGCAAGAAACGTATTCTTCACACACGGTACTCGTAACGAGCAGTTCCTTCAGCAAAATCTTGTTGAAGAGTATATCAAGATGTTCGGAATGGATGTACTGTATATCCCTAGACAGATGATCGCTAAGGATAATGTATTCAATGAAGAAGTAGTATCACAGTTTGATGATTCATATATTATAGAAGCATACCTAGAGAATTTTGATGGATTCCAAGGTGGTGGAGATCTATTGACAAAGTTTGGTATCAGACAGACTGATGAGATAACTATGGTTATATCACAGCAGAGATTTAGTGATCTTATCTCACAGTTCCTATTGTTAGATCAGGACATAGAGGTGGGAGAAAGACCACAAGAAGGAGATTTAATATACTTCCCACTATCCTCAAACTATTTTGAGATCAAGTTCGTTGAACACGAAGAACCGTTCTATCAGTTAGGTAAGAACTATACTTATAAACTGAAAGCAGAACTCTTCGAGTACAGCGACGAAGGTGGAGAGTTCTTCGCAGGAGACGACGAACTAATAGATACAGGTTACACTGTACAATACTACTACCTTGTAACGCCAGGTGAGTCAGCTGCTGCGACTCCATTATTAGATGGAGATGTAGTATCACAAGCTATAATTACTACAAATGGTAGTAAGTATAACTTTACACCGACTGTCACTGTCACAGGTGATGGTACAAATGCCACAGCACATGCTGAAATGATAGTGGTAAACGTGGGTGGATCTATTCCAATAACCCCAGCTGTCTTAGATCCTACTGTGAAGAACGGTAAGATGGTTGGTCTAGAGATTATTAACGGAGGAAGCGGTTATGATGTATCTCGATCTTATATTGATTTCACTGATCCTAGTAGCTCAGGCACCAAACCTGTGGTCGTTCCGACTTTTAACTCGTCTGGTTCGCTCACTAAAGTTGAGATTACTAATGAGGGGTCGGGCTATGATTCAGTCGAAAGGATAGTCATAGACAATGGTGGTAGTGGATACACTACTGCTCAGTTTGACATAGAGTCTGTACCAGCTGGACTGTCTGGTAGCTTTATAGATGGTGAGACTGTTACCAGTGGCACTACTGCGGGCACCGCACTGCTAGCTGACTGGGATAAATCTGAGGGATGGTTGAAGTTAAAGTCACCGACAGAGGACTTCCAAATAGGAGAACAACTTGTTGGTAATACCAGTGGTGCGACAATAACGATACATAGTTATGACGCAATGGCAACAACTGATACTAAATACTCAGACTCAGTGACCTTTGAAACACTTGCTGATGACATCATTGACTTCAGTGAGGGCAACCCATTTGGAATAGGAACATAACATGTTAGGTGAATACACATATAATAAAGTCATCCGTAAATGCGTTATAGGATTTGGTACTTTATTCAACAATATAGAAGTTAGGAAAGAGACAGGTGGTACAACCTATCAGAAGATGAAAGTACCTCTTGCCTATGGTCCTAAGCAAAAGTTTTTAGCAAGACTAGAGGGACAACCAGAATTAAACAAGAAGGTTGCTATCACTCTACCTAGATTATCATTTGAACTGTCTGGTATATCTTATGACAGTAGCAGAAAGTTAACTCCTATTACGACTGACTATAAGAAAGATGGTAAGAATGTAAGAAAGATATACACACCCGTACCATATAATCTAGACTTTAGTTTGTCTATACTATCAAAGACAAACGATGAAGCATTGGAAATTATAGAACAAATCGTTCCTATATTCCAACCATCATATAATATTACTATCAAAATATTAGATGATGTCAATGAGTACCGTGATATACCAATCGTTCTGAATAGTATATCCTACTCAGATGAGTATGAAGGTAACTTTGATCAACGTAAATTGACTACGATTGACTGTACATTTACTGTTAAAGCATACATCTTCGGACCTACAACTACACAGAAACCAATCAAGAAAGCAAAGGTTCATTACGATACTGGTACCCCAGCTGTATCAAATCGTCGTGTATCATATCAGGTAGAACCTACTGCTTTACGTGATAAGGACAATGATGGAGCAGGACTGACTATCACAGCACAGATAAACTCTAAGGTAGCTACACTACCAGTTGTAGACTCAACTGTACTCAGTATAGGTGACTATATTGAGATCAATAACGAAGTTATGAAGGTCAAGAGTAAACCAGATGGCACATCTATTACTGTAATGCGTGGTCAAAATGCTACAACTCAATCTGCTCATGCGAGTGGTTCAGTTATAGATATTATTACAACCGCTGACACAGAACTATTAGATAGTGATGATGACTTCGGATTCAACGAAATGACTTCTTTCTATGGATAACAATTTCGGTGGTTTAGAAAAGGCGTTTGACACCTCAGAACCTAAACCCAAAAAAGCAACCCCTATCAAATCTACTGAGGATCAGGTAACTGATGATCATGAGTA